ATGAATAAAAAGCATTTCTGTCTTCTTACGGCTCTTCCCTTAATGGCGGCATCCTTGTTGCTCACCTCCTGCTTTGACAGTGGCGGTGGCGGTGGTGGTGGTGGTGGTGGTGGCGGCGGCGATGTTGGCGACAATGATAAAAACGTAGTGGTTTGCATGGGTGACAGTATTACCGAAGGTGGAAATGGCGAAGCCGGACCTCCGTATCCGAGTATACTAGCCGGTATGTCGGGAAAAACCACCGTGAACGAGGGTCGCGGCGGTGAACGCGCGGGCAGCGGCGCCGGTCGGATTGCCGGTGTATTGGATCGTAACAACCCGGGCTATGTGGTGATTTTTTACGGCGCCAACGATGCGATTTTCGGCCTCAGCGCGGATCAGCTTGTCGATGCGATTACTTCCATGGTTAATGACGCCCGGGCTAACCAGACGATCCCGCTTGTCTGCACCGTGTTGCCAACATACGACTCGCGGGCTTTCGCGAATGACAAGACCGCCGAATACAGCGTTCGCATTCGGCAACTTTCCAAGGAATTGAAATTCAAACTCGTTGACGTTCGAAAAGAATTTGAGGGCGAACGCGATCTGCTTCTTCCCGATGGCCTGCACCCCAATGATGCGGGAATTGCCGTTATTGCTGCCGCAGTAAACGATAAGCTGTAATCATTCAGGAGGACGGTTTCATGAAGACCGCCCTCCGCTTGCTCCTGCCTGCGGCTCTGTTTGCTTTCCACGCATTTGGCTCAAATAACTTTGAGCTATCGCGAAATGGCGATCGCTACGACCTGACCGCCCGTCATGCCAGCCTGTCGGATATCCTGCTTAAAATCGACGAATTGGAAGAGGCCGACATCCGGTTGTATGGACAACAAAACCGCACCGTTCATGTCGTCTACAAAAATCAAACCCTCGATCAATTGTTATACCGGCTGGGCGTAAGCTACATGCTGGTCTATGAAAACAATAAGCTGGGTGACGCCTTGCTGTTGGAGTCAGACGCCGGCACATTGGATCCTGTCATTCGGGTTCGCTTGCAGAAGCTGATCAAGGATCTACAGAGTGATGATATTGTGTTCAATGCGCATTCCGCCTTGTATGAATTGTATGAGGTCGGCTGTGATGCCGTACCCATGCTGGAACAGGCGTTGTACGGCCACGACTATCAGGGTGTTCAGTTGGCCGCATCCGCCTTGCGGGGCATCTGTCCAGATTATATACCGACGGACAAGCTGCTCGAGGTGACGCTCGAGCTCTTGAGGCGAGAACCATATGACGCCGGGCAATACTGGAGTCTGTTCACACCGTCGGAGGCGTTCTGGTATATCTCCGAGCAAACCAATATTTACCCCCGGGTGAGGAATCGTCTGTTTGAAAACCTGGGCAGTTCGGACCGACAAGAGCGGTTGTTATCCGCATTGCTGCTGGCGGAACGAGGCGAATACCAAGCCGCGGCTCAACTGGTCCGAATACTGGCTCCGCATCTTGCTGACAACGATATGAAGTCGGACGGCGCCGCCGCCGCTCATGCCCTGTATCAGTTGGGCCCGTCTGTCCTCGCGTATCTGGAACCCTATAGAACATCTGCTGATGTGCAGCAGGCTGAAATGGCAGCGTTGATCTGGCGGGCGATTGACGAAGGTGAAGTGCCGTCGTTCAACCCGGCCATGTACGTGGGTTATACCCGAAATCCGCTGCTGGAAAAGCCCTGGGTCAACGCCACCTATTGGTATGAGGAAAAATTTCCCGATGAAAACGGAGTGTACCCAAGCCTTGATGAACACCGCTGGACGGCTGAAGATTATTATGGAACCGGATACGAGGAGACGAATGACGCGCCCGCAGAGTCGCCTTTCCTGTATGTTTCCAAAGAGGGGGATACCCTGTCGCTCTTAGCCCAAAGGTTTTCCGTGGACGAAGCTGCGATTCGATCGGTCAATCCAGAGGTCGATTGGGAAACGTTAGAACCGGGAACATACCTGAACATTCCGTGGCTGTGATCTCCGCGGGCGCTATTTGAAATTGTATTTTGCCAAGCGGTTTGAGGTGTTTTGGCCAATCAGTTTGAGGTAACAGCCGGATTTAAGTGTTTATGCAGGCGGATTGCAAGGCTGTTTCAGCGGGGTTGCGGGGGTCTTGCCAGGGAGACCAGGTCCTGGACGCCTAGCTGCTCTCCGGGGCCGAAATCGATGTTCATGACGCCCGAAAAGGCGTTAAAAACCAACTGCTGGATTCCGTATATTTGAAGGCTGCCATAATCGATGCGGTTTTTTCCCCTGTTCCAGGTTTCGGGTAAGTGGCGTTTTGAAGTTAATAATTCCTTTTAAAGGAAAGCAGATTTCATTGCAGTCACCCTGAATTATCGCCGCAACGGGTTTTAAAAGTCTATTTAACAGCAGCCAAGGAAAAAAAGTCGTCAGGACGAAGCTGATCTGGGGGACCAAAATAGAGCTCCACCTTCTCAGAAAATAGGTTGAGCATTGACCTCTGGATCGGACCTTTTACTCCATCCAAATTAACCTGGCGCATAGAGGGATCAAATTCAGACAACGGCAAAATGGATGAACCGCTTAGGTAGGGTATTGATAGTACACCAAACAAATGGGCAGCCAAACCCACCACTGGCGATTCGAGATTATCAACTGTCACATCAATCATCTGCTCGACAGTAATTCCGTTTGGGTTGGCCGAATTATAGTTGTGAACCATAAATTCATGTGTGTGGGTATACGCAGGAATCGACCCTGCCGATGATGACCATCGGGTTATAAGTGAGCACTTGTAAATCGACATATTTGCCGAGCCATAGAGTCGCTTATCATAAGATTGGTTCCACCCATTGTAATATTTGTGATCCGCCACGATCCACATAAAACCAGGAATAAGTGATATTGGAGCAGTAGAAACTGGATCGGTAAAGCTATATGAATAACCAGTGCAATAATGATAAAGATCGTTTGGTATGTCATAAAATGTCACGTTTGACCGCACTACATTGGCTCCGGTCGCTAGAAGAATGAGTCCAACTTTCGGGTAATGAGAACCGACTCTATAGGTCAGCAATTCGCCAAGGTTTCCGTATGTGCCGTTTATAAAATTCTGTATTTTCTCGCGCTTTATTGTTCCGGATAAGACCTTTGTTTTTTTTAAAACTTTTAAGCCTGATATTATACCTGCAGAATCAACCGATATTTTAGTGTAACCCGGCACGTTTGATCTTTGGTAACCATCGCCTTGGTTTCGGGTTGTTTGATTATCTACTGCGCGGACATAGGTGATTTCGACTCCGGATGGAATAAGATCATCGCGGACCTGGTAGTTTATCGATTCTCCACCGGTCAAATTAGTCAGGATGGATGAGTTTCTTTTGACGATATTAAGCTTTGGCGGTGAATGTGAATAATCAAACCAAGCGACAGCATCGGGCACCCAGCGCATGACTTGAATAATAAGGGCCGCGCACGTCTGGTCTGATGCATCGATCGATGGCACCTTTAAGGTCGGCAGATCGATGATACCAGCGGCGACGGATGCCCCCTTTCCGGCTGCATAGCTTATAAGAGTCTGGATCAGGGTGGTAATGTTTCCGGAGATCGTGACTATGCCACTTTGAAAAGCCGGACCGCTCACGGCATCAGGCGTCGTCTGAAAGTAATAAACCGAATCTAGATCATCCCACGGGCCTAAAATTTTAAAGGTTTGATATTGCGAAACCTGGCCATCTCTCATGGGGCTTATGATTCTGCCTTTTATATAAACGGTGCCATTGTCTTTTAGGCTGACATAGGCGCCGGGGACCACAAAGGAGGGTGGAGCCGCGTCATAATCATTGGCAAACACAAGTTCTGCTACATCCGTGGCCAGAGAGGTATAATTTACGGATACCATCGTAAGTCCGGAAAGTTCATTTTCATTTAAAGTAATGTTGCTCATTTTACCTCATGTTGGCGACTTGTGAGGCCACCTTTTTTGAGCGATCATCGGCGTTTTTTGCGTCGGTTTCAGCATTGGCCAGGCGCTGATTGAATAAGCGTATTTGCGATTCGACCGATGCGGCCACCTGTTCTATAGCGGAGCCGACCTTTGTGAAACCACCCATCACTGACACCCCGAGCTTATCTACCGAACCAGCTATGTTGCCAGTTGCCGTGGTTGTCGATTCTACGACTTTAGTAGCAGCATCCGATACGCTCTTGACCGCAATGTCAGAGATGTCGTTGACCGAATCTTTTGCACTATCAAGAGATTTCTGAGCTTTGGTAGCAGCGTCCTGAATCGATTGTGCACCTTGAGTAAAAGAATCACCGAACGTTTGCGAACCCTGTTTAACCGCAGCGGCAGCCGAATCATAAAGACCACGAAGCCTGGCAAGTTCAGATTCATTCGATGCGAGAACAGATTGTGCCGCACCCTGTTCCACGCCTCCGGCTGTGGCCTGGGCTGTTGATACTGCGCGACGTGATTCATCAACCTTTCTTTCCTGGTCGCGAATGGCCTTCTCTATAGCTTGGAGGGCAGACATGCTGGAGCTTCCAAGGTCAATAGATTGAGACTGCTGATTTAGCTGCTCTTCTTCCCTTTTGAGTTGTGATGTGGCAATTGATGTCAGCAGCTGTTCAATTTTAGAGTCTGCTTGATTAACCTCGGTTTGTGCGGATTTCGTTACGTCCTGTGCTGATGTCCTAGTCTGCACAGCCTGACCAAGCGCTTTAAGCGATGATCCTTCAGCAATCGTTGCTGCATTTTCAATAGCCTTGTTTAGTCTTTCGGTTGATTCACCAAGTCGAACAGCTTCCTCAAACGACTTTCCGAGTGATTGAGCGACCTCCTCAATTTTTTTTGTGGCATTCTCTTCTTTAATAAGAGCCTGTTGAATGCGTTCCTCTATGCCTTTTTTTTGCTGCTTCAAAAAGAATATCTCGCGATTTTCCTGCTGAATATCCGAGTCGATTTTTTGAAGAGCCCTCGCATTATCGACGGCGGCAATTTCGATTGCCGCCCTAGCCTTGATGGCTGCTTCAGCCGTCGGGTCTCCACCGGCGGCCGCTATATCGGTTTTTGCCCTGGCTTCTATACGAGCCTTGTCGGTCGACGCCTTCTGATCCTGGAACGCATTCGCGACCCGTTCAAACTCCTTTGATTCTTCTATCGCTTCTCTGATGTCAGAAACAAATCCCTGAACAGCTTTGCGCTGATCTTTTAAGTCGAGGCGAACGTTCTCCAGTTTCTCTATGGCTGTTGTCGCGTCGACCGCAGCCTCTCCCATCGATAATATCCAATCAGCAAAATCCTTGCTGGCAGACTCGACGATTGAGATTGCGCCGATGAATCCGCCGATGATGCCGGCAAGACCGATCATTTTTATACCGAGTGATCCAGTTTCGGTCGTAACGGCACTGATTGATTTTGCCCATCCCTGAGCACTCGTACCTCCAGAATTAAACTGAGAGGATAACCCCTGAATACTGCTGGCAATTCCTGGTATCTTTGCCTCAAATTGTTCCGTGGCTACGGTCGCCTCTTTAATACCCTCTGCACTCGCGGTTCCGCCTTGTTTCACCGACTGGAACGTTCCGACCAAATCATTGGCCTCTTTTTTGAGTGACGAGACCTGCGATTCAAGGTCGGCCATTGCTTTGTTATCAATGCCCTGAAGCGCTGTATTCGCGGCTTGGGTTGCGGCAGTAACATCGTTGATATCCTGCTGCACCTGTTGTGCACCGGTATCAACGGCGGTCGTTTTAAATTCGATTTCGTAGACTCTATCAGCCACGGTCTTGTTCCTCCAGCCAGTCTCCGACGGCTTCGGTTAATCCGGTCATGAATGCACCGTCTCCCGGCAGGACGGTGGGGTCGGCTTTCTGGTTCACTTTCCGGACGGCCCAGAAGTAGACGCCGGGTTTATATTTAGTGCGTTCGCGGGTCACGTCCTTGCCTTTGCGTTTAAAGGTTGATTTGACCTTCACGGCTTCGCGCAATCCCCAGCCCAGGCGGATCCGGCCTTGTTCGTCTGAGAATCCGCCGAATTTCAGCGTATCGCCGAAATCAGCGATTCGTTTTCCATAAGCGCCGGCAATAGCAGGCAGCGAAAGATATTTACCCTTTACCGGTTTAATTTCGCCGCCCTCCAGCCGCTGCCGGATGGCATTATGGGCAATGGAGATCAGTACGCCAGTTCCCGAAGCCTTCCAACTGGTTGACCTGGCGAATTGAGAAAATAGGCCGATTGGTTTTGCACCGAGCCGGGTAGCTGTCGCATGGCTTGACGAGTCAGATTCTTTGCCGGCAAAGTGATTCATCAGAACCAGCTTGCCCGCTTCGCCGATCGCCGGGGCATAGGTCTTTGAGTTCATCGCATTGCGAATTCGATTCACGAAGATCGATGCCGTATCAATTTTAATGCTGGCTCCGTAGGCTGGCATTAATCGGCTCCGGTTATACTGGACATCGTTTGATGAAAGTTGCGCCAACTGAACCATTCAGAATGACCAAAGCATTTGCCCATTTTCACGGCAGGTGCATTGATGTAATTAAGCGGTCCGCTTCGCCCCAAAGAACCGTAGCCCAGGAATCGACCTGTATAGGTATCGGCGAGTTTCAGTGCGAAATCCCACTCAGCTATCCAGACGTGAACCGAGCCGATCTGATCGCCCGCATCGTTTAGACCATTGCTATTAAAATCAGCCTCACAAGCGGCAGAGATTAAATGAACGGCGTGAATCTTTGGCCATGCCATATAAGACAAGGCGTCGAGGATGACATCACAGCCGTTGGAATGGCCAACCAGAATGATTTTCCAGCCATCATAAAAGGCCAGAGTCCGGATCAGTTTGCGAGCGCGTTTCCGCTGGCCCAAGGCCCGGCTGATAGGTCCGACATAGTATTCAATTTTTTCCGCACGGTGAGGCGTGTGAAGATGCGTCCAGGTCACGGCTCGACCGTTCCAATTTTCGGAGTCTGCCGGAAAATTCAGGATGCCGTTGACGTAGATGAATACTGTTTTGTCCATGACGCATCTATTTGGCTGCAGGCGCTGGCTTGGACTCGCGAAGCTTCTTGCTTAGGGCTTCAAACTCTTTTTGATACTCATCAGCGGTTAGCTTTTTACCATCGAGTTCAAACATGACGGGTTTCGGTTCTGGTTTCGGATTTTGATCAACTGGTTGATTCATGATTAGGTCTCCTGAGTTAAGATGCCATCGTTCACCTTTGCGCCTGGTAGCGATTGCTGCAGGGCGGAAAGTACCGCCGTTGAAAGAGCTTTTATTCCGGTTTGCAGAGGCCCTGCAAAGGCAATGCTGCTCTGCTGCACCTTATCATCCGGATCGATCACGCCGAGGGTAATGGACTCTTTACGGGAGACGGGTTTCACCCACATGCCGGAGTTATAATCGAAGGGAGGATACGGATTGCCGAAACGTGAAATCGCTGACCACACCGGATCATCTTTCCGGGCGATCATGCGGCCTCCGCCGTAAAACTGGCCGCCCATCTCCCGCCATTTATTTGGCCAGAAGTAGCCGCCGTATCCGGCGGATGCGCTGAACTGATTGCCGGCATTGCTCTGGCGGGGCGTGGTGACCGTCTGCGATCGGTAAAGCTCCTGGCAAGGGAAGGCATCCAACACGACCGGGTCGTTCGCCTGGACGTGCTGGCCGTGGCCCTGAGCGATTTCGGTATTTGTCCGGATGATGACATCAAGTCGAGGATCACTGGATAGATCCTGAAGGGTTCCAGCTTTGCCTTCTTCCGGCTCATAACCGACCTGCCGGAGATAATCGCGTAGGATCTCGCGGCCTCGGGCCTGGTCTATGTATGCGCCAGCTTCCTGCACCGGGTTTATGATTCGATCAATAATGCCAGCGACTTCATCCAGGTATCGGGCGTCCGTAGTCTTGGCGCTGAAGGTGGAGTATCTGCGGATTTCGGAATCCAGCTTCGATAGCTCTGCACTGTTAAGTGTGGTCGGAAGAATCCCGCGACGGCTAAGAAGGTCGATCGCCTCTTTAAATTTGACTGGAAGTCCGACAATCATGTTTATGCGACCGTTGCGAAGGTGACCTGACCATAGACGATAGAATAGTTGATTATAACGGTTATGCCGATTTGAGCGGTTGAACAGTTCTCGATGCAGGCGTTGATCAGCTTCGTGATCTTATTATCCTGAGTGACCCAGATATCCCCCTGGTCGGGCAGCTCGATCGGGTAGCGAAACTTATAGTCAGCGGCGGCCTCGATGCTGGCCTTCTGGCATTGCACCGAAAACGTCCACCGTCCGCTTTTGTTGGCGCGTGATTTCAGCTTTGGATTTGTGCCGCGAAGGATCTGGTCAATCTGGATATTGCTGCGAACATCATTACGGCCATCGTCACCCGGCCCGACGTGGAGATCCACGCCGTGTCCGGAGCCATGTACAAGCGTATAACCGCTGCCGACTTTAAGCTCAACGATCACAAGGATCTCCTTTATGCCGCCAGGCCAATGGAGAACATCGCGCCACCGGTCGGGCGAGTGGCGATAAACTCAATCGTATCGTGGCGGAGTGCTTCAGCGCCGTACAGCTGACCGCTATTCTTCAGCCGAAGATTGTTGATGATCACCTGGGGCTTGGTGCTGCCGCCAGTAATGGTCAGGTTGTTGGCGCTCGCCGATATATCCATGCCTCGGGCGACTCCAGTGCCCTGAATTTTCAGCTGCGTGAGAACCTGGGCGACGGTCATGCCGACCGGCTTCAGTTTCACATTTATATCCAGGCTGGAGATAGACATATCAACGATGCCGAGAGAATCGACGGGCACCGGAGATGTTTTCATATCGAAGTCGATTTCAAATCCGGCTTCGGTTTCGATGGCGTTCCATGGCGACGAAAGCGAGGCGAGACTGGCCGTGTAAGGAACGGTATAGATGCTCGACAGCGCGAAGGACGTGTCCGTGAATGCAGCAGTCGCCGTAAGGGTGTAAAGCGAATCCACAGCCGAACGATCGGCGGCGTTCTTCATGATGCAGGTGATCTCCATTTCCTTGAAGCTGGTTTCGACCGAACTCATATTAAGACCAGGCATTTTGGTGATGGCGCCTGCGGTAAATACGATCTTTTCCTTGCCATTTGTCGGATGGATGGTAACGGGAACATCCGTTGCGCCAAAAAGGCTTGATCCAATCGTCGGATTGGTGTGGGGATATATCACAGCCAGCAGACCTGATGTCCACATGCCGACGGGAGTAAAAGATATTTTGACGGTGATGTCTTTCATCCGCTCGCCGGATTTCCCGTAAATAGAAGAAGTGATGGGAAAGGTGTCGTGGCCGATGGTGACCTTTATATCGTCCTTTGAATAGAAGGACTGACTGCCCATTTGAACGATGGCTGGGGAACGTAGGATATTTACTCTGTCGATGCTCATGGTGTTTGCTCCTGTTAGGTTTTAATTTTCCAGCCGGCGTTGGCTCGGCCAGTGATCTGATACGTGATGACGCTCCCGGTGTTGTTTACGACTTCGAACTCATCCAAATAGATTGGGAGCGGCGTTTGCGAGGTGGCCGGATTAAAGATGGCAAAGAGTTCGCAGACAATGTCAGCTGCGCGTTTACCGGACGAAGAAGCATTGGCTGGATCACGGTTGATCAAAACATTTTCGGTGATCGTGATGGTCGGCGTCATGCGGACATCTTGTGAGCCTACCGCCTGGTTAACGACCTTGCCCTGGTTACACTCCAGAACGATGCCCATGCCAATGGACAGCATCTTGACTTCGATCTGAGTATCCACGTCGCCTTTTTCATCCCAAATGCACGGAATCGACTTAAAGAAGTCGTGGCTGTTAATAAAGTCAACGGCGGCTTTCTTGACGGCGTCGATAGGGTTGAGAGTGGTTTCGATCATGGCTTTGTCCTGAGAATTCGTTATATATTTTAGATCCTTATGATTGGATTGATATCGTTTATTGGCTTTTCTGAAACTGTCTCTCTACCTTTTCCATTCGCTCTTGCAGTTGTTCAATTAGTTCCGCCACCCGCTTCACTTCGTCACGTAATGCGGGAACGCTGTTGGCGTTGGCGGCGTTCTGTGCAGATTTGCGTGACTCCTGCTTAACGTCTTTGCCTCGTTGGCGCACAATGGCGGGAAAGTTGTTGGAGGACAGATTTCCCAAATCAATCTCGGCTTGTTTGAGTGTTGTGATGATGCTCACCCCGATGCCAAGTTGTGTATCGATCAGGGCGGGAGCGGGAAACGAGCGAAACCATGACTGATAATCAGGATTTGCATTCTTATCCGTCACTCCAATATCAACGGACACATACGGGCCAGCCACCGGCAATCCGTTGGTGCGTGAGTCGTAGGTCGTGACCGTTTGCGCGAACGAACTTGATGCCAAAATCAAGAATATGGCGATGCGCGTTACCATCGAATCACCACCAATCCATTGCCGCCGTTCGTAACTGTAGCACCAACCCCGCAACCGGTAACATAAAGCGGATCATCTTGCCCCGGAGGATTTACGCCACCGGCTCGGACGGTGATGCCCGCTGGCGAGTAAACGTAGCCGCTTCCAGCACCGCCTCCAGCTCCACTACCAGATGCGACAATACCGCCGAGTGCTCCAGCACCGCCGTAAAATCCGCCGCCGCCACCGCCCGCCGCTCGAGCTACCATGTTTGTTGTCAGGCCACCATCTCCACCCATCAGGTATGCTCCTGCCGTATTTGTCCACATTAGCGGCACCGACGATGATCCAATTAAAATGCCGCCCTCGGTCTGTGTACCTCCACTACCGGCAAAATGATTTAATCCGCCAGATACACCAGCTCCGCCAGATACACCACCACCACCACCACCACCACCAGCACCACTACCACCGCCACCGCCACCACCACCACCAACAATAATGATATTGGTACTAGAGAATACCGCGCTGTAACCGCCTCCCGCTCCGGCTCGTGAGTTTGTGTAAGAAACGCCCGATCCACCTTCGCCGTATGGCCGTGCTGTCACATTTAGGGCGAGCGGCGTATTACCATAAAACCCGCCTTGTCCGACAAGCACCGTCAAAACCGCGCCATTGGTAACGGGGAATGGCGTATAAGAATAACCACCACCACCACCAGCACCAGCACCACTACCACCACCACCACCACCACCACCCCATGCTGAGATGAAAACCTGCGTCACGCCAGCCCCCACGACGAACAGTTGTGTAGTCGGAGATATGTACTGTAGCACCGCGCTGTTCGTAACGGGAGGCACGATGATGATGCCTCCGAGCGAGGCGTATCCAAAAAATATGGTATTCCCAATGTTGCTGCCAACTAAGGGATATTGATAGACGAAATCAAAGGCGTTGGATAAGTGCCCTTCGAGCGTTATGTTGCCACTCCCGCCACCGAGATCACCTGATAGCCCAAGCAGGTAGTTCGTGCCGCCCTGATCGACTACGGTTAGCCCTGCATTGGTGGATTGGATTCGAGTTTGTACATACGTGCTGTTGGAAACAATAACGCTAACTGACCCGCCACCGCCACCGTCATTAGTCGCGCAGTCATCGCACCGCTCATAGATGGTGATCCAATCGTCTGAAATGTAGCCGTCATAATTCGTCTCATTTAGATATTTTACGATCTTTCCGCGATAGGTGCCGGGCTCATAGCCGGAAAATGATCCACCGGTTTGCACCCAGCCATTTGTCGCGTCTTTCATTCCGACTGGAAGGTTTGCAACCAATTCTGCATCGCGGATGTCGACGATTTCCCAATAGAGGGTGTGCTGTGATAGATCAACCGGAGTGCTGCCGGAACGAGCGTACACGGTGTAGCGAGCTAGGAAATCCGTGGCAAAGGTTAGCGGATGCTGCGAGGGGGAAAGAGACAGTGTATTATTCGTATAGGTGTAGACTTCCGCACTGGCGCTCATTCCAAGTGCAGCCATGATGGCAAGACTGATGATGATTTTATTTATCATCGCGTTTCAACTCCCCAATAAATCCAGCCAGGTGAATTTGTGCCCAGCGCGTTTGGCACATAGACCGCCCATTCGTTTGTTCCGCCGTTGTACCGCGTGGAATATTCCCACAACACACCGAGATTGGTGGACGCAATCGGCCAGGTTTCCACATAGCTAAAGTCGTTCGTCATTTCGGCCTGCCAGTCGGTTTGGCGGACAATGGATGAGAGCGGGACTCCGCCCAGGAGTCTGGCGTTTGTGTTCGTAGATATATTTGTTACCGCCGCGCCTAGATTTAGATAGAGCGCGACTATGGCACCTTGATTGGTGTTTCCGAGCCCTTGAAGATTCAGGATGTCCGTGTCGTTCGACGCGATGGCATCGGCGTTGATCGAGATCAGCGTCGTGTTGGTGTCGGCTTTACCCTGGGCAATGTTGATCGCGCTGGCATTAACCGCGATGTCTGCCTGGTTGGTACTGCCGAGCCCTTGAAGATTCAGGATGTCCGTGTCGTTCGACGTGATGGCTGCTGTGTTGATCGCGATCAGCGTCGTATTGGTGTCGGCCTTGCCCTGGGCAATTAAGGTCAGCGCAACATTCGTGGTGATCGCGCCCGAGTTAATCGCGATGCCCGTCTGGTTAGTCGCACCGAGCCCTTGGAGATTCAGGATGTCCGTATCGTTCGATGCGATGGCCGCTGCATTCATCGCGATCAGCGTCGTGTTGGTGTCGGCCTTGCCCTGGGCAATGGTGATCAACGTCGTGTTGGTCGTGATTGCGCCGGCGTTAATCGCGATGCCCGTCTGGTTAGTCGCACCGAGCCCTTGCAGATTCAAAATGTCCGTGTCGTTCGACGCGATGGCATCGGTATTGATCGCGATCAGCGTCGTGTTGGTGTCGGCCTTGCCCTGGGCAATTAAGGTCAGCGTAGTATTGGTCGTGATCGCGCCCGAGTTAATCGCAATGCCCGTCTGGTTGGTCGCGCCGAGCCCTTGAAGATTCAGGATGTCCGTGTCGTTCGACGCGATGGCTGCTGTGTTGATCGCGATCAGCGTCGTATTGGTGTCGGCCTTGCCCTGGGCAATTAAGGTCAGCGCAACATTCGTGGTGATCGCGCCCGAGTTAATCGCGATGCCTGTCTGGTTGGTACTGCCGAGCCCTTGAAGATTCAGGATGTCCGTGTCGTTCGACGCGATGGCATCGGTATTGATCGCGATCAGCGTCGTGTTGGTGTCGGCCTTGCCCTGTGCAATTAAGGTCAGCGTAGTATTGGTCGTGATCGCGCCCGAGTTAATCGCGATGCCCGCCTGGTTAGTCACACCGAGCCCTTGCAGATTCAAAATGTCCGTGTCGTTCGACGCGATGGCATCGGTATTGATCGCGATCAGCGTCGTGTTGGTGTCGGCCTTGCCTTGAGTAATGGCGTTGTTTGAAGAAACCAACCCGATCGCGACGTAGTAAGGATCGTTTGATATGGTAAGACCATTGACGCGAAGCATCCCAAGGTGTGCCGTGTTGGTCGGATCGGTCTGGTAAATGTCTCCCGATGCGGTCATGTGAAACGAGTTTGCTCCAACTTGAACTTCTCCGCTTTGAGCATCAATAATCATCATTACATTGCCGCTCAAATCGAGAAACGTGAATGTCGGTGTTTTGAAATACGTCCCACCCCATGCTTGAACATTGAAGGTCAAATCTCCCTGTGACTCCATCCCGCCCGTTACATCGGGCGATAAATAATCAACGCTCCAAGGACTAGACCACACGAACGAACCATAATCTTTTGCATTTGCCGCCGTACCAGCCGCGAAAGATAACTGACCCGTGGACATATTGTGTGTACCTCCTGGAATAGACGCCCACTTGCCAGCATTATTATACTGGCCTCCAGCGACCGTTCCGTATGCACCTCCAACCGTAGTGTGATTTCCGCCGCCAACCGTTCCGTAGGTGGCCGAATTCGATACCGAGCTGTCTCCGCCAATTCCTGGAGACACCCATGATCCAGTCGCTAACGCATTAGTACTCGGACGCAGGTATCCAACATCGGCATGATTTCCCCATCCATGCGCAGTTACGGCAAGATTGCTGATCGAATCTATATTGGCTGAATTCGTGGATGATTTACCATCCACCAAATCAAGGTCGGTATCCAAAGCATATCCTACCGCTCCGTGATCACCCCATCCGTATGCCGCATTTGCCTTATTACTCGCCGCTTCATTCCACGAGATCAAGGCAGATATAGTTAATGCGTTCGTGTCGGCTTTCCCCTGAGCAATGGAGATCATCGTCGCATTCGTCGTGATCGCGCCGGCGTTGAGCGCAATGTTCTGCTGGTTGGTCGCGCCAAGACCTTGCAGGTTCAAGATGTCCACGTCATTCGACACGATTGCCGCATATAAGTTATTCGTAGCCGTATTAACCGCCACGGTTAAATTCGATATCTGCGTCTGCAAGCTGGTCGCATCATAGATATTCAGCGCCGCAGCCAGGTTGGAGGCATTCTGCGTCCAGAAGGTCGTCAGGACGGTCGTATTGGCGTCGAGTACGATGGCGTTGGTCGGGCTGATCGGACCGCGAAATACGCCGGTGAAGTCAGCTCCCCACAGCACCATGGCCTGGACGCGATCAGCGACGATCATCGGCGGCTGCCCGGTGGGATTTCCGCCGTAGATATTCACGACGCTTTCATATTTATCCGGCGTCAGCGCGGAAAGATTAACGGGCAGGTTAAAGCGAATGGATACGCCGTCCACCGAGCCGGTCCGGATCACATAATAATTCGTGAGGGATCTGTCGGTTGCAAACCACACCGGCACGCTATTGGTCGGCATGGTGACGGGCTGCCCGTTCTGCTCCGGGTAAACAATATAATCAACGCACTCACCCGCGTACCACATAATCGTGTCCTTGCGTTTGCGGTCGGTGACTTCATTGGTCCGGATGATGGTGTTGCAGTCGAGCAGCTGAGCGCCGGCGTTGATGGCGAACAGAGAGAAAACGAATAGCGTGAAAATCCGCTTCATTATTTTTTTCCTTTTGAGCAGTGGGCAATTTCTGTGTCGAGCCAGTTGTAGTGCTGGTCCACCCGGCACCCGAGTCCGCGCAAATAATCTCCGAGCTGAAAACGGCCATCCCGGTACTGTGCTGGCTGAACGTTCACAATAAAATTGTTTTCGCAGTCGGTAATATTCACGTATGAATATCCGGCGTCTTTCAGATAGCGTTCTATTTCCGGGAGCGTTTTCATAATCCAGCCATGTCCGATCCGTTAAGGGTCCCGGTCCGCTTACGTTGTACGGAGATTCCTCCGCCTGTTTGCACGGATGGCGAAACGGGATCGTCGGGATCCGAGATCGGGAATCGATCGGTGCCGGCAATCTCCAAATCTTTATATGCTCGCTCGATCATGCGCACCTGGTCTTCGGTCAAGGTGATGGCCACGGCCAGGCGTCCGGACATTGCCTCGATGATGAGCATACAAGCACAGGTCTTAAGTTCCGGCGGAATCGCGTATTCGGTTTCGCTGATCTGAATACGGCTGGAAATGCGGTTGCGAACATAGTTGCAGCGGTCCTGCATGATCCTGGTAAACGGATTGGTTTGACCGGTCGCGAGTGCCGATGTGCGAAGCGCATTCATCTGCGCACCGACCAGGTAGTCGTTCAGGTCTGTATCAACAATGTTCAGCCAGGCCGTCATGATGTTTCACCAGGTATTCCAACCGTTGGAAGATCCCGTTGCCAGGACTTCCAACGGTTGGAAAGGTTTAGAATTCGTCGCCAGTGATGTACACGGTGTGCGAATTGGTATCCGAACTGGTGAACAGAATCTTATCACCGACGAAGAACACCGGAATGTTCGTGGTCAGGCTGGTTCTGTCCGTCGCGACGATGGCTTTCGTCGCCATCGCGTTGGTTACTCCACCGATCGCATACGATATCGTATTTGTACCGGGGGCCGTGGTTGCCGCATGGAATACGGAAAGCACACGGGCACCACTCGCAACCGTGTTGTACACGTTGCTGATGGTGTAGCTGCCGACGCCCGCATTCACCGTGACGGGAACGCGGAAGGGAGCAGCGTGAAGGTTAACCGCGACGAGGGCCACGGCAACCAGACATACTGAGAGGATTTTCTTTAACATGATCTTTACTCCTGAATTTTTGATTTCGGACGATTGATTCCCAGGGCGAGTGGATTGGCCACCCGCCCCGGTGATGGATTACGCGATGGTGTACATGTCGATACCGACGGTGCTGGGGGCCACCACGTTCGAGTAGTGCTCGACCGTGACATCGATGTACTTCGGGAACTCCTGAACGTACACGGCGACATCGCCCGTTGACGAAGGCGTCACGAAGCGAGCCATGTTCGTCGGGCTGTCCAGACCAGCATCCATCTCCGCGTAGTACGCGATGACATAGCTGCCGAGGATCTTCGACTTCGCAGACGCGGAGGACTGGTACCGGGCGGCCGGTTTCACAATCTTATCCACGCCCAGCCAGGCAGCCAGCTGTTCGGGAGTCCAGAGGATCTTCGCGCCGGCACCAGCCTTGTCGCTGCCCGCCAGGGAAGCGATGCGCTTAGTCCAGGCTGCGGTTCCGAACAGGATGGTGTTCGGATTGATACCGCGCTTGTCGCCAGAGCCATCCACCAGGTCAATGAGCTGGGTGTCGGGATCAACCGAAGTGTTCCAGGTCTTGTTGGTGTTGGCCGCGCTGGCGATCAATAGAGCAACGGCCCGCTTGAGGTCATTGCGGAACAGGCGGCAGGTCAGGCGACCAGCGGCACGTTCAACGGCACCAGGAAGAGCGCCCTCGCCATCGCGATCAAGGCGGATCGTCAAACCCTTGTTCAGGGTCTTGGAATCCACCACACCGCCACGGGATTCGACGCGCTTGAAGTTCGCGCCGATGGCCCGGACATCATCCGTCTCGCTGAGAAACTCTTCCGAGTTCGACGCGGTACGGTATTCGAAGCGACGGGGAGCGATCACGCGAGGGGCGATGATGTCGAGCTCGGCGCCCAAATTCTCGCGGTCGATGATGCCGGTTGCGAAGGTAGTAACGGCCTCGGACAGGTGAGACGATTCAAAACGCGTCTCATTTGCCGCGTGGATAACGCCAAACGGCAGGTTGCCCATATCGGCGGGCAACACTTCAATCAGTTGATTTAATTTCATGATATTTTTTTCTCCAATTTTCAGGTGAACGTTTAGGCCACGACAACTTTGATCGGGTTACAGGGATCGACTTCGATTTCCTCGTTGGCACCGGCGGCGGTGAGGGACACACCCACTTTGTAGTAGGTGACCGATGTGGTGGCATCCTGGATTTTTCCAGCTGCAGCGGTGTAGACTTCCACGCCGGCAGCGATCGCTTCGGATGCGATCATGATGCGCGTTGACGGAGCGCAGCCGAGAAGATTGACGGTCACGTCATCCTCTGCAGCGGTCGGCACACTGGCCAGGACTCCGATCGGGACGTCAGCCACGCCGCAAACGGCAACGTGATCGGCATCCGAACCTTTTTTCACCAACAGGTATTCACTGGCGGCGGCATCGGCCTTGCGGCTGATAGATCCGGCGTGAGTTCCTTCCGCGATGTTCGCGGCTCCAAAGATGTGACCCGACAAGGGCCACAACAGCATACGAATGAGTTTTTTCATTCTCTTGTCTCTACTTTCTCCCTTTCGGGCGTTGTTATTTACTCTCCATGCCCGACAACAGGTCGGATCTGGTACGTTGGATAAACAGCCAGGCGTTCTCGAACTTCGCCCCCGTTTTGTCGCAGTGTTCATTCACTGCTGCTAAAAATTGTGCGGTCGGCGCGGTCGCCCCTGGGCGCTTGCCGCCGAAGCTCCTGGTCCGGGATCCGGACGGCACCAGGATCGGTGTGCCTTTCAGTTTCGCGAGCGTTCCGGCGAAATCCTCATTGAAGGCGGAAATCCATTCATCGGCTTTGCCGCCGGGAATCACGCCACCGGCAATTCCGGCCTGGACGAGTTCGTTACAGGCCGCAAGCCTGGCCTGCTGCTCAACCTGGTACTCGGCCTTTACATTGCTTGACATCGTGGATATCGCGGCAAGATCACCCGTCAGCTTTTCATTGGCGGCGGTGAGATCCTGCAGCCGGGTTGCAGCCTCATTGGCAGCGGCCTGCATGGCGGCTTCCTTCGCCTTCCATTCCTGGTTAAGCGATTCCTCTTTGGCTTCAGCGGCTGCCTTCACCTGGGCGACGGCATTCATCAGCTCCACGATCTTGGCGACAAGCACTTCTTCGATTTCTTCCAATCCCAGGAGAGCAGCCAGGCGCTGCAGCAGGGTCGGTACCGGCGGAGGAGGATCGATCTTGATTTCTTCCTGTTCGATTTTGGCTTCCGCTCCGTCCATAAACTCATTTACTCCGGCAACCGCGATAGCCGGGACCGGGATCGCCGGCTGATTGGTCAGTCCGATCGACCGGAGGATGCCCGGCCTGGCCCGAAGGATGCTGTTAACCACGCCGATTGGCCGCATCAGCCAGTACGGTGAATAAAACATGTAGTGACCCTGTTCGATTAACTCTTCCCCGGCACGGGACCACTTGACCGACAATTCAATGCCTTTATCGGTGATCGCGTTGACGCCGGTTATCCAGCCGTAGGCTTTGCTGTCTTTGTACTTTTCGGCGAACTGTGGAACATCCGGATGCCCGATATAGATCGGCAGCAGGCGCAGTGCCCCGGCAATGACACCCTTCAGTCCGGAAAGCTGATTGCTGATCTCATTGGCCGCTACCAGGTCAAACACCTGGAGGCATTCCGCCTTCCGATTATTGGACGGATCCTGAACCGTAACCGGATATTCGCCGAACGGGATGAACAGGCTATCCTTCTGGACCTCGCTGAATTCGTTGGCGGCCGCAATGGTTTTGAGGTCAGCCGTCGCCGAAGGAGTCTCTTCGTTGGCCGCAGCCAGGGGAAAAGGCGAAGCATTGCGGGAAATTGCTCTGCAACACCTCTGCAACACCGAGATCAGGAAAAATACGGCCCATGACAGCCATTCGAGCACCAAGCCCGTATAAGTGATTTTACGCAGTTTGTTTTTCATCAGTTTTTGTCTCCAATTTTCCCATGAGGTGAGTGACAACCTCCTGGAGTTCTCTTGCATCCTGTTCGGCGGTTGCCGCTCGGCCCTTTTCAAAAGCTTTTTCCATATCATCAAGGCCCATCCGTCCGTATTCAGCCGCCGCGTTACGGCGAAAAGAGATATCCTCGCTAATCAACCGGACTGCCATCGTGATGCCATGTGCCGTCATTACCATTGGAAGCCGGCCTTTCTCATGGCTTCGTGATCAGAATCTTCGTTGCCAGGAAGAATGTGGTGACAGAATTCGTGCTCGGCGGGTATGAATTGAAACTTACCTTTGTGCAGGCAAACCATGCTGTGCCGGCCAATGGTTGTGCCGCCCAGGACGCCTCCGTTTTTAGCTTTGCCATACCAGCCGCCCTTGGCCCTGGTATCGCCTTCTTCGAAAGAGATGTATATTTTACCGCCGTGATACTTTTTGCCTAATTTGGCCTCAGCACTGGCCAGCGCGTTATAGAGTTCAGGTACGTAACGATCAGCGACGATGTCAGTCCCGCCGCCCGACTTACTGGATCTGCATCCGTTCGACAGCGAGACCATTGCTAGCAATGTCGTAAACGCCAGGAACGATCGTAAAATCTGACTTCTTATTTTCACTTCATCATCTCCACGAGTTGATCTTTCAGCGCCTGGCTGCTGCCGTTTAATCCGAGTACGATCAGCACAAGGTTTTCTTTTCGGGCAAATTCGGCGACCGACGGCCATGACAGTTTTCCGTTGCCGTCTTTATTGTCGCGTGTCTGCTCCGTGAATATTCCGATCTGGCAAGTGACTCCGGCACGGCGCCATTGCAAAATCAAATTTCGGTAATCAGTGCCGTAGCTCTTGTAGGACCAGATACCGATGAAGTGCGCATACATGCCGACCGTGCGCATTCCGTTTTCAGGCGTGCCGAAATACGGGACGCTCTTGCCATCGACCATTTGCGCCTTCGGATAAACATCAAGGGTCAAACCAACCTGGTCGGCCACTTCGCGATACATTTTCAGTGTGGCCTCGGATATGCCCCACGATTCAAGATCAAGACCGATGCTGGTGCATCCATCCGCCTTGGCTTCCTGTGCGAATACCAAAAGCTGCGCACGGGTTCGGTTGGGTTCATTCTCGCAATTGGGGTGCACAATTCGAACCCGACCTACACCAGCTTGATTATTCCTGTGCCGGCAAAATACGATAGATTTCGTGATGCCTGCATTCCACGGCCCGCCGCATTCGTTCCAGACGCCGATCATCTTCGGGTCATGGATTCTTTTACCCATGTCGATCGCCGGCTCGGGATTGGGTTGCACCGGCGGTGTCGAACCTTTCGTCACAATTTGGTAGACCTCCCAGCCTTTGCCCTTGATGCAGCGGCCAATGTATTGACGCGACTTATCAGGACTTAAACTGTTCGGTGTATCGAATAGACCGCCATCAGAATTCGGGAGATCCTCGCCGCCAAAGTTGTACAGCATGCGACCGGTAACCAGATCGCTCACGTAAAACTGGTCGATGTTGCTCGTGGTCAACCACAGAAGTTTGCCATCCCACAATCCGGAGTACGGACGCTCGATGGTGTTGAAGATGACCTTGCCCAGCTTTCCGCCGGTAATGTCCTGGATTCGTCCATCCACCATCAGCGCAATCAGCCGACCACCGCAATCAACCACGTCAAAACATTTGTCAGGGATAAACCATCCGGCTGATGATTCGATTCCCTCTCCGTAGCCGCAGCAAACCCAATGACCCTGATGTCTGCAAAGGCCGGTCGCAATACCTGTGATGCGCTTAAATTCAATTCCGGTGGGCTGCCCCGTAACCACGTTGTACAGCCGGCAATGCCCTCCAGCAGGATTATATGGAGCGAAGCCATCGATCTGAACGGCGCTGTACTGATATGGCTGTTTGTGCGAGGTGGCCACACACTTGCCGTCGACAGACGACATGCTGACGATTGGTGCATTCTTATGTTCAGCGGGCAGCAGGATCGTTTTCGTGCCGGGGATCACCTCACCGTAGCCAATGGTTTCCGCGCCCGACTTCCACCGCTGATGAATAACATCGTTAATGATCGCGTAGATCCATGATGTTCCGCGAGCTTCATGCGGTGAATTTACATACACGGCCACTGCGACGCCTTGCTCCAGCCCGTACACGGCGGATAGTTTCAGGTTCGGATTCGTGTCGCGCCAAACCAGACGCATATCAACGGCAGTCGGCATTTCACCAGGGCCGGGAGTCGGAATCGGAATATTATTTCCTCCACCCGTCTTAAAAACCAGCCACGCCAACAATTCAACGACCTTCGGCTGTCCTAAAACTTTCAGGGCAATCACCAGCAGGGATGGCACACTGATCAACTTGCTGAATTCCTGGTAAAGGGCGAGATATTCAATATCTTCGATTTCCGGTTTCTTCCTGGATAACAGAACGGTCACCCGCGAGGTGCCGAGCACGCGCAAAGCTGTCGACACCGCTGGAACGAAACCGATCTTTTCGATCAGGCCATCGATCAGCGCCTCTCGCTGTGCGTCTGTTATGACAGGTTTTTGCATTATTGAGCTTCAGCAGCTGCCTGGGCAGCAAGATTGGATGCGATAGCGTTGACCTGGTTAATCAGATCCATCGATACTTCATAGCCATCGACAATGACGGTCTCTTGTCCGTCGACGGTTACGATCACCGGAACACTGCTCGTCGGTGCGTTGAGATCGGGCACGATCTGACTCAGATCAAAGGGGGCTGGTGCCGTTGCGGCTGAAGACTTCGGCTGTAATCTAGGTTCGCGATACCAACCATCAAATGTCTGTCTGACCTTGTCGGCATTAAAATAATCCCAAACCACATCGTATCCCGGAACCAATTCAGCGGTTGATGTGACTTTTGCTGGCCGAATGGACTTAATTAACTTACCGGCACCGGGGCGATAAGCATCCGCCGCCGCCGCACTCACATCGATGGCCACTCCGAGCGCCTGCTCGGTCGTAATGCCCGTGGTGCCAATTTTCCCATCACCCAGCTTGATTTGCTCGGTTGACTGGCAGCCGGCCATAATCGACGCGACCATGACCAAAGATATGAAAAAAGGAATGCGATTCGCCTTGCTGCTGTATGGAGGTCTATTCAATTTCCATAGGCGGTATCGAAAGTAGACTTCCAGACCGATAAGCCCGATCGCAACAGCAAGCGCGATGATCAGCGATGACACAACGGCAGAACCAATTAATTCTTTCATGATACCTCCACTTTGTTTTGTTCGATTCCCAATGCGAAACTTGCGGAAAGGATGTCGGCCAGGGCCTTGGCTGCTGCCGGATCGGTAAGAACCTGCTGCGCGATGACCGACAGCTCTTCATCACGCCAGTTCATCAACCGTGCCCGAAATTGATCATCCGTATCGCCGGCTTGTTCGCTGGACCGGAGCAATCCCGCCAATGATTCGGCGATCGGTCGCAGATCCGCGCTAATGCCCTCGGCAAGCGAGAGCCTGGCGGCGGCCAGGAATTGACCCATCTCCGGATCTTCGGCCTTGGCATTCGCAGCGGTGATTTCCGGAGTTGGTCCAGGCGCAGGCAAAGCCATCTGCTCTTTTTTCACCAGGCGATTGTCATCGCCGTCCGGAATCGGCCGGTTATACCGCTCGGACATGTTCTGCAGGTCCAGCGGGAATCCCATGTTGAAGAGCGCCTGGTCGGTAGCCAGGTCAGACGTGGTATCGCGTTTCAGGCTGGTCTTGATCTGGATATAGGCCAGCGGCTTGATCGCTCCGGTGTGGTAATAGATAGCCCATTGATCGACGTAGTAGTTCAGGGCTTCGGAAAGCATCGCCGCATCGCTCGCGTCATGAATGGCCATCTCTTCGCCCTGGAGCGTCGCGCCGGTTCCCTGGCCGGACTGGCTCGACATCGTGCCGAGGTCCGAACCGCGCCAGATAATCGAGATCGACCGGTCCATGCGCTCAATCAGTTTGGGCCAGGGCAATTCACCTTTCGCCGTTAGATCGATCGCTTCAATCGTGTCCGTCGTGGTCATGACCGCAGCAAAATCAGCCGCGAAGTCTGCGACCGCCGCTTCCATCTTCCGCCACTCGGGAGAATCAACCGCTGCCGAAGTCTTGCCGGCAATGCCTGGCATTCCGTGCCGACCGCAATACACCAGCCAGTCACGCAGCGGGAGATGTTTGAACATGTAGGCAATGCTGGTCGCCTTCATCAGTCCATCGCCGACCGTGATCAGCCATTGACCGTCTTCTAAAGGAACACCCTGAATTGCACCGTCGGACTGCAAAAGTCGCAGCCGCCCGGTCGTGTTCTCGAAGAACCACAGCGGAACATAACGGAACTCAGCGGTGATGCCGTCGGAACTCGGATTCCAGAGTATCTCGTGACAGGAATATTTATATCCGACCGCGAGCATCATTTGCCGCAGCAGCAGATTGACCCCGCCGCGTTCGTTTTCATCGACCGCATTCACCGCCGTCAACTGCTCGTAGAAATTAGTCAAGACATCTGCGTGTTGCTGAGCCTCGGCTGAATCATCCATTGTCATGATCTCGTAACCGCGAATGGCCGGAGCCTTTTCACGTTTGCCGGCGACCGGTTTCACCATGTCGTCTTTTTCGTGAATATGATCTGCCGTTAGTGCGAATGAGCGAAGATAACCGGCATCAAACTGAGCATGTTGATTGCGCAGTACTTCAGGAGTCAGCGAGATCAGCGGATTATACCGCTGGCGCAAATAAGAGACGATGCGGTCGCGTGAAATCACGCCGCTCTCTTTTTTGTCTATGCGCTTCTTCGCCATTACACGATTCCTTTAAAATGCACGATCGTCAGCATGAGGTGGGCATACTTACGTTGACCTGGATTTCTCCCAGGTCTCAGGCCATCGCGCTGGCCCCGGATGGTTTTCGTTTCATTTTTTAAATTCACAGCGCCACGCTTCTTTCGGCACGAACGCGATCGCGAAAATCAACTTTGGAATATCCGAATGGCCGGTAATCTTTCGCGGCATGCATGGCCAGAGCGAGCGCCCAGAACCGGTCAGCGTGTCCGTTCTTTCCGCTGTCCGCCGTAAAGCGGATATTGCCGCTGGCCGTGGTTTCTTTCTTGATCGCCCGGAGATCGGCGCGAATTTTCATGTCGTTCGGGATCCGGACGGTTTTATCTTCAAAGGCAGCCCTGACCGGATAAGCGAGTTCTTCTTTCACTGGACCGGTGAATGTGACGCCTTCGACTTTGTAAGATCCGAACCGCTGGCCGGCCCGCTCGGCGAATTGGCGACCGATACCAGTTTGATCGATGCAGATCCTCCGCACCTGGGGAAGCGCGAAGTACGGATAAAGCGCCGCCTCCTGGTCGCTGAAGCTCATGGCCTGCATGTCCATCCGGAATCTTGTCATGTAGGTTCCGGCTACTTTTTCCAGCAGCCAGAAAGAAGTCAGATCATGATCGCGGCCAATATCGACGCCGGCATAAAGCGGATTCTTGCAATCCTCCAGGTCATTCAACGTCATGGCCCAGTTGTCGCCGGCCTTATATTCGCACGATGCGATCAGGTCGTAAGACAGAAATGCCGATGTATCATCCGCCGGGATGCACATATATTCCTGCATGAAACTCTCTTCATCGGCGCAACCTGATCGAATAAAATTATAATAATCGGCTTCATCCATCTCCTGCCGCTGATCGTCATGAGGTAGTTTGCTTTGCAGCTTGAACAAGAATCCCTGGTCAAGTGCATCCTGGAACGTCACCCGGTGGAACGAGAAACCTTTGGGATTGCCCTTGTGCTTGATCTCTTCGATCAGCTCATTGAAAAAGTTATGGGATCCGCGATGCGTCGAAAATATTTCAAGCGATCCGCCCCAGGTGATCCCCGGATACGCAATGCTGTAGAGTTTACGGGGGTCAGGATGCAGGGCAAATTCATCGAGAATGCGGTCGCCGCGTTTGCCCGCCTGGGCATCGGGATTGCTGCTCATCGAGTGCAGCCGAACCCCGCTGGCCATCAGCAGCACATAGGCGCTGTGCCCCTGGTCATCGATAACCCGCTCTCCAAGGTCTTTGGATGCGAGCTGAAGAATGGCTGCAAAGCTCTTGCAGTCCTCCAGAAATAGCCGGGCCTGCAAGTCGTCGCGTGACGAAATCCACGAATCATTACGCGCATCGACCTTCGCCTTTTTCCGCACCGATGCATAAGCCGTTCCCCAGGTAATGCCGATCTGCCTGGATTTCTCCATCAGCTTCAGCCGGGAATCATCCTGCACCCACTTCGCCTGGTACGGCAACAGTAGCGCATCTTTCGGTATGTTCTTTGCTTTACCCATTTTTATCCGTGTCTATCCGTGTTCATCCGTGGTTAAAATCAGAGCAATTTCACCGCTTGTTCGATTTCGCGAATCGTTTCTTCCGTCAGTCCGCCCTTGGTCTTCACGCCTTCCAGCGCGGCCTTAGCTTCCTGGTTCTTCCGCTCCATCTCGGAAACCCGTTGCGCCAGCTTTCCTTTTTCAAGTTCAAGCTGCGCGTCGCGCTGCCGCAGGGTTCGAAGTGCGACGAACAATTTTGAATCATCAGATTTGACCGCCCGCACCTCGAATGCAGCCTGGGCAGCCATGGAAAGTTGATCTTCGGAAAGATTGATATCCGGCATATCTCGGAGGGTGTTTTTCACTTCATCGGCGAAACTCGCATACTCTTCCATCTTCCGGCCAATCGCCCACCAAGTAAGGAATTCTGAAACGGTCGAGATGGAGACGGTCAGGTGATAATCCTTGGCAATCCACTCGACTGTTTCTTCCAGAGAAAGACCTTCGCCCCATTTGGCGATCTGCTGCTGCTTTACCAGCGGCAGGGTCTTGAGCTTGGAATCTGACCGGGGCTTGCGCATCAGGCTTTTTTCCTCTCGATCCGGCCAGCGTCGGTGATCCACCACTTGTTTCGGCCATAGGCGTCGACTTCCCGAGAAGCCCAGCCGTTGTCTTTTGCGAATATCAGCGCATCCCGGATCTGCTGGTCTTGCTTTGGTTCACCCAGAAGAATGTTCACATGCCCGATGACCGTGGACTCCGGAACCATGTAGCCGCGTGAGTTATCAAGCACTTCAAGGCAGGTTGAGATTAAAGCTGCGTCACGCATTGGGAATTCTCCGGAGTGATTTCATCTCGCCCTTTATTTCGCCAATCGCGCCGATGATATCTTCGTAGTTTTCCTGAACGTGTTTTCCGCGTTCATTGTTTTCATCGCGAAGCGCGGATATATTGGCGTTTAATTCTCTTTTCGTGCTCTCAATCTTGTCGCTCAACCCCTTGAATCGATCGTTGATGTAGGCGTTATTTTTTAGATCGGCCTGAAGCATTTCGCTTCGCAGCTTTTCACTTGCCCCGATTTTCTCGAACGATTCTTCCAGCGGAGGCGTCCGGGGCGGAAATGTCCGGCGCACGATATAAACCAGCAGGCAAAGCAGGGTCAGATTGACCAGCCACTTATAAAAATCAGTCGCGTCAACCGTGGGAAGCGTTTGCGCGAGCACAAGGTGAGGCGACGGCTGGAAAGGAAAATAACCAGCCGCCGCCTCGGAGGTAGCCACGTCTGCCGCGTGGCTGTTATATTGGATGAGCAAAAAAACAACCGCTGATTTGATGTGCCATGACAGATGCATAATGCACACCATTTATGCACGACATCACCACGGTCGTTAATGTATGCGTGGCGTATATGGCTTGTGTGAAAGGTATTTTCAGCGCCCAGGAATGGGCATAAAAAAAGCTGCCATCATCGATGGCAGCTCGCGGACGAATTCAACTATCTATCAGAGATATTTCAGAAGTCAATCAATCGATAAAAAGGGCGTTAAATCCTGCTCTTCTTCATTCCGGCAGCCATCTTCCGCTCCAGCTCGGCCTTCCGTTCTGGTGTCATTTGCGGGCGCGGCTCATGCGCGGCGGTCGCGGGAGGTACCCACTGAAATTTATATTGGCAATATCGGCATATCTTTGCATCCGGCTTCACCATCTCTACGCACTTGGGGCACTTCTTCATTTCGCCGCTGCGTTCAAGGCCTTCTTCATTTGTCTTAACGACCAGCGCGATAATTGATCCGATCAGCGGCGAGAGCAGCAGTCCCAGAAAATAGTACATGACCGCAGAATGTCCCTTGCGATACGCAATCGCCGCCGGAATCACTGATAAAAATAACCACATGAATACAATTTCAATCATGGCTGTTTCTTTTTAAGGAGTGAAAACTTTAATAATCGTTTGATCTATTTATTGACTTTTCTATATCCCTGAACCTGAGACTGTATTTCATATATTTGCATATTATAATCGCCAGGATATTTGCTGGCAGCTCCGATCTTGATTGTTTGTAGCGTGGATGATGGGATATCATTTGCCTTAAAGTTTTTAATTTCCCTAAAAGCAGTTACCTGCTCGCTCAATTCATATAATTGCATATTGAAGTCACCCGGCCATTTTGTTTCAGCCGCCTTCTTAATATCTCTGAATATATTGGACAGCAGGTCTGTCGCCTTAAAATTCTGAATGTTTTTAAAGGCTTCTTTTTGTTGAGTTATTTCATACGACTGCATGTTGAAGTCGCCTGGATACTTACTCTCTGCCTGTTTTTTAACCTGAGCTAGCACCGAGAGTGGCATTTCTTGTGCAAATGCCGAAAACGATGCCATAAATATAACTAGAGCCATGACCGCTTTGTTCATTATTTTATCCTCCTAGTTGCTTTCGTATTTCATCAATTATTTTTTCAATCTGATTAATCTTAATCAAGATGGACTGCCTGTCACTTCCATAAAACGCCGGGGATTCTTTAAGCACACATTCATTGGAAGTTTTATCAAGGCGATGTTCCAATGGTTGGAAAATATTCGCAGGTTTTATTCCGGCAGCAATTTCTGCTTCCTCCAGCCGACGCAACGTTTTGACGCTCGGTTGTCGTTCACCTCTGCGAATCATAGAGATCATAGGTTGCGACACTTTGACCAGGTCGTACACCTCTGCCTTAGTTAAGCCCATCTTAACCCGCAGCTTTTCTATGCGATCTAATAACATTACAAAATAATCACATTTTGAGTTGACGAGTAATGAATATGTAATTAACTTGTGATCATGATACGTAACTTGTCAGACAAAAGCACGACTAAAAACCAGCCCCTGGATGTCCTCGGTCGTCGCATGAATCCCCGCTACCGATTTCCATTCATTCTAGCTGCCGCAAAGGAACTAGGGGTTAGCCGTATGCATCTGTATTTCGTGCTGACGGGGCACCGCCCGAATGACCGACTGGTGAAAGGTTATTTGAGAATTAAAGCAAAGATGGGGGTTAAGTGATCATGCAGGATGCTGAACACGTCGATCTTTTTCCCGGTCTACCGCCGATTATTCCAGCGGAGAAACCCGACCGCATTCTGCCGCCGGTGAAGGAATACGATCACCAGGCGATCATGAAGAAGGTGACCTGCCGCGTGGATGAAGCGGCTGCTGTGCTCAGCTGCTCGGAGAGCCGCATCTATGAGTTTCTGCAATGCGGTGCGCTGATCGGCGTCAGCAAAGCCATTAACCCCTCTGTCGTATCACGCGATCACCAGACGGTCCTGGTGGAATCGATCAAGCAACACATAGAAAAAAGGAAATCAGCATGAGTATAGAAATAAACAAGTCCGTGGTCAGCGAGTCCATCGCGGTCGGCATCGTTACCCAAACGATCATGCAGCAAATGGGCGAGCGGCTCACCCGAGCAATTAACGCCCTGGCCGAAGAAATTAACTTCGGCTGCGATCCCACTACCGAGGAAGGCAAACTGCTCATTCAGTTCGCCCGGCGCATGGAGGAAATACGAAACTCCCTGACCGAACTGCCCAGGCTGGAGTACCTGCCGCTGCTCGAAGCCATGTTTAACGCCGGCCAACTCGACACCAAGAAAGTCGATTATCGGCCCGGCAACCCAACCATAACCCTCGCCGGAGTGCTGTCATGACCAACAAACTTGCCGTCCTCGCTAAACCTTCCAAATTACCCATAGTGGGTAATTTGGATATGTATGCCAAACAGGTGCATGAAGAATATACCGCATTTAAGGGACTGGAGACAGAAGCCACTTGGCGAGCACTCAGAATCGGTGCGCTGCTGATACTTGTCAAAGATCAATTGCCGCACGGCCAGTTCGGAAAATGGGCATCACAAAATGTGCCCTTTATTCCGCAGCAAACTTACAACAGGTTCATGAATCTCGCCGAAGCCTTCCGCAAAGACGGCCAGCTCGGCTATGAACCGATCAAGCTGCTGTCTAAAACCACAGACCCGGCGAAGCCATCGAAGCAGGGCCGTGAATATGTTAAGCTCGCGCTGGCCTTTATCGGTGATAAGAGCCTAACCGACCTCTACATCGAATACGGCATCATCAAGCGCGATATCAAGGATCGCGGCGGCGCTCGCCAGAACACGCACCCACAGCGGACTCCGGATCAGGAAGTCGAATATAAAACCGAACTCGCCAAACGTATGGCCTACGACGCCGGGCAAGCATTCGACGACCTCTGCGGCAAGGACCTGATCAAGTTCCTCCCCGACGAAGCCGTCACCGCCGTCCACCAGGCACTCGCCAACGCGTACCACGCATTTTCAAACGAGATCAAAGGCCGTCGGATCGGGAAGAGGGGATAACCTATGACCCAACACCTTCCAGCCGCCGCACACGTCACAGACTTTGCCTCCATCCCGGCGAATGTTCGCCGTGAGATATTCGCGCTGGAAGAGTTGTTCAAAAAAGCGGCGGACTCGAAATCCGCCACGCAGGTACTGACTGAAGCCGCGACTCAATTTCGACGCGGCTGGTCGTTCAAAAGCCTTGACCGCAAATTCCGCGCTTGGAAAAACTCCGGTCGCAGTTGGACGGCGCTGATCGACCGCGCCAAGGTGAAAACCAAACGACTGGCCGTGACCGGTTACGAGAGCGAAGACAAGACGAATCTTTCAAAGGCGTTCCTGGATTACTGGCGGCAGCTCGTGCTGGAAAATCAGCGGTGCGATTCCGCTGCCTATCAAAAGCTCTGCCATCAGTGGCGCAACGGTTCCGAGATTCCAGGCTATGGCACCTGGCGGCAGTGGTGGATGTCATCCTTCGGTGGTCAGGTACCGGACATCTGCCCTGGTATTCCGAAAAGCTGGAGCCGCCGCAATCTTTCCCGCTTCTCTCCTCCTCCCATCGAAAAAGTCGCGGCTCGCATTGGCCGCAGCTCTGCGCGGTCCATGGCTCCGCTGGTATTCACCACACGATGCAATCTCAACGTCGGCCAGTTCTACATGTTTGACGATCTGTGGCATGACGTGAAGGTCAACTTCGTCGGCGTTAACACCCGCGCCATGCGTCCGCTGGAGCTCGCCTGCCTGGATGTTTTCTCCGGCAGTAAAATTGCTCATGGTCTGACCCCGATCATCGAGAACCTGGCTGAAGACAAGAAACGAATGCTCACCGAAAAGGAAATGCGGTTCCTGCTCGCGCATGTCCTGATCAACATCGGATTCCGAAAAGAAGGCTGCTTCCTGATCGTCGAACATGGAACAGCCTCTATTCCTGAATGGCTGGAAAAACTTCTCTTTGATATTTCTGGCGGTGCAATCATCGTGCAGCGGTCAGGAATAGACAATGCAGCCGCCTTTGCCGGCGCTTACCTGGGCCGGTCTAAAGGAAACTTCCGCCTCAAGGCATCCCTCGAATCTCAACACAATATTGCTCATTCCATGCTGGCCGATATCGCCGGCCAAACCGGACCCCAGGAGCGGTTCGGACCTGAAGAACTTCACGGAAGGCAGCGTCATAACGATGCTCTTCTGCAAGTGATGGCGGCATTACCGCCCGAGCGGGCGGCGCTACTACGCTTCCCGCTCATTCATTTTCAACAGTTCTGCCAGATCGTGACCGAAATGTACGATCTGATTGACTGCCGGATTCAACACGATCTGGAAGGCTATGAAGAAGCCGGCCTGGTCATTCCTGAATTCCGCCTGGATGCGTCCCATCCGTTTGTTCCGATGAGTACCCTGGATAAACTTCCGCCCGAGACCCGCGCCGGCATCGAGGCGCTGATGCATATCCCCGGGCATTCCCGGATCCGCAAGATGTCGCCGCGTGAAGTCTTCCGCCGGGGATCAAGCGGACTGGTCAAATTACCTGAAAGCGCAGCCTGTCTTATTCTTAATGACCGGATCATCGGACGCAAGGTAGAGGATAACGGACTGTTCGTTTTCAAAGACCGTGACCTTGGCTCTGATTATCATCGTTACCTGGCCGTAGTACAAACTGCCGAAGGTTTCCGTCGCCGGCTGCGTGACGGTGAATCCTACGGCACCCTGGTTAATCCATTCAATCCATCACGAATGCTGGTCACCGATGCAGCCGGCGCATTCATCGGCGTCTGCCCCAGGTGGGAGAAGGTTGACCGTTCGGATATGGACTCGATCAACCAGCAGATGGGCAAAGCCAATCACGAACTAAACGAGCGCATCGCTCCAGTCGCCGCTGCCGGCCGCGCCAAGATTCGTAAACGGATAGAAGACGCCAAGCACAATACCAACGTCATCGCCGGCGCACCCATCACCCGCGATGAACACGAACGCGCTGCCGCCATGAAAGACTTTAAACCTGCAGATCTCGCCGCCGGAATAGAAACCGACGACGAAGAATTCGAAGCCGGTCCTACGTTTTCTGCCAATCATCTGCTGTAAGTCACATACGTAACATAGAAAAAGGAGAAAGATAAAATGTCCGAAGAATCTGCCAACTACACACCCGAAAAATACACTGGCGACAACATCCGCGCCTCGTGGCCGTTTAGCCTGGATACGCTAAGATCAAACCTCACTCACTGCACACCTGATCGCAAGGAATCCGTCATCGGAGCATTCCTGTGGTGCACCGACAAAAAGCACCCGGTCAGCCGCCCCGACTTCTGCTCATCAACCGGTATCGATCCCAACACGCTCTATAAAGTGATGACTGCCAGATATCGTCATCCTGATTCAAATAAACAACTTGATATCCCCGAAGACTTGGCCAAAGCCTGCCGCCAGTTCGTTAACGCTGAAAAGCGTAAATATACCATCCTCAACGATGAATTCGTGATCACCCCGACCGCGAAGATGGTTTTCGACGCCTGCCTGATGGCCGGCGAGAGCAAACGCCCGGTATTCCTTTTTGGCCGCTCGCAACTCGGAAAGACCTGGGCGCTGAAATACTTCGCCGATAAAAACAACCACGGCCACACCGTCTACGTTCGCATCAAAGCCGCCTCCGGCCTCGGCGGACTCGTTCGTATGCTCGCCAATGCTCTCGGTGTTTCCGACAAAGCCAACAACGCCGACCTGGTCGAGCGCATCAAGAATGCCATTCGCCCGGACATGGTGATCATCTTCGACGAAGTGCACCAGCTCGCCTACACCTATCGCCGCGCCTCGTTTTTCGCCTGTCTCGAAGTCATGCGCGAAATCATCGATGAAACCGGCTGCGGAGCCGTTCTATGCGGAACCAAGCTTCTACTCGATGAAATGAATAAGGGTAAGAATGGCGAACTCGAACAGCTCATGCGCCGTGGCGTTCATCGCTTCCAATTACCTGAAGCCCCGACCCGCCACGACCTGAATGCCATTCTGACTCACAACGGCCTTGAAATGCCAAAACGCAATTTTGAATGCACGGTACAGGGCGTCACCGAAAAACCCTACCTGGTACTCAAGCAGCTCTCCATCGACGAAGGCTTGCTCGCTATAACCGAGCGCATCCGCTACGCCAAAAAACTCGCCGAACGCGCAGAGGAAAAAGTGTCATGGGAACATTTCATTTACGCGCACGAAACGATCAAATCCGAACGTATTGAAAGGAGCGATTGGGAATGAGAGTAATCGATCCAGGCAACGTATATGAACTCGACAACGGCGTGATCCTGATGTTTCCGCACACGAAATACGGACGCTTTATCTCGGATAACACGACCACAACCTGCGAACAGATTGAAGTCATGATCCACCGCATCGTCCACCTGAACGGAATCAACAAATCCCACGAAAACGACGCCACTATCGCTTACCTGAAAATGGCCCTCAAAAATCAGAAGTCCCGCAAACAACGCCAATCATCCGGGGAGGACGAGGCTCCCGCCAAGTCCACCGTAGTTGGCGATCTAGCGGAAGGATGGAGGCCGTGAAAATTACCAACTCACAAATCCGGGTATTAAATGAAGTTCGCGATGGTGCAGACATATTTTCACCTGCACTTGCCCGGCGACTACTCGATCTACGTAAAAAGTATCCTGCGCTCGTAGATATTCGTAGTGGCGAAGTTGTCGATGGATCAAAGCCGTTTTTTCGGGCACGAGCCACCGCGTCCGGTCTTTCTGAAATCAAAAATCGCAAATCAAAAATCAAAAATTCAAAGGAGCCCGCCCATGAGTAAAAAACGCACCAACACCGCCGCCAATCTCACCAAATCGCAGATCGCTGAAGTCGTGGAAAAATATGCCCACGCCAAAGCCCGTCACGATCATCTGACCGCTAAGATGAACAAAGAGCTGGACACCGTCCGCGATCGCTACTCCGAGCAGCTCGAAGCCCACGCCCAAACTATGACCGAGCAGGAGGCCGTTGCTGAGAAATGGGCGAAGTCAAACCGCGAGACGGAATTCGAAAAAAAACAGTCGATAGAATTCACTCACGGCACCATTGGTTTTCGCCTGGGACAACCTCGCGTGAAACTTCCGTCCAAGACCAGCGAGGGAGAAACCATCGAGACGCTTAAGTCGATCCCAGGCTGCGAAAAATATATCAGGAATCCTGCACCTGAATTAAACAAGGAATGCCTGATCGCCGACCGTGAAATCATTAATCCTGAAATTCTGTTGCAAGTCGGCATCACCTTTCCTCAAACCGAACGGTTCTATATGGAGCCGCGCCTCGACGAACCAGTACCTGCAGGAGCCTGAAATGTTCTCATTTAACAACGTGGAATCAGCCCTTGATTTCTCTGCCCGTTGTCACGATCAGCAAACCCTGCTGCAGGCCAAAAATGGCCGCATTCTAGTATGCGACCAGGATGAGTCATCTCCGCTAATTTCAAAGGGATTAAAGCAGCTCAAAAAGTGCGACCTCTGCAACGGCTCCGGTGCCATCGTATTAAAGACTACCGGCGATAAAAAGAAGTGCTACCGCTGCATGGGCAAAGGAGTCCACGAATGAAAGAGCTTCAGGACACCGATATAATGCCCTGGGGAAAATACGGACCTCCGCCAAAAGGCATCAACGCCCGAATGGAGAACATCCCCGCCAGTTATTTCCACTGGCTGTGGACCGAAGGCGGAAAAAAGTTTGATAAACAGTGCCCGGTCGCCGACTACATCCGCCGCAATTTAAAAGCCCTCGAACAGGAGTATCCCGATGGCATCTGGTAAATCAACATATCGCTTCATAAGCGATGGACTATCAGAGCAATTTGTCCCGGCAGGAATTGTCCGAACTGCCAATTCAAGACTTATGCCATTAATACAACGTTACTGGATGCGCCAAGGCAAAATGACCATTGATCAGCTTGCCTCAAATTCCTACCTGCAAGCCGTGAACGATATGGTTGATGCCGGATTTGTCCTTCTGCCGCACGAGGACAAAAATAACGCAAAGGAGTAGCCATGTTTACACCAGCACAACAGGGTCATTATCGTCCGCTCGTTTCAGCTGCCTGGAAAGAGCACTGCCGGATCAATGGCATCAGTCCGGATGCAGACGGTGCCTATGAAACCTGGTACCGGGATAACCTACGGGAAGCAATCGGAGCAATATCAACACGGAACGCCAACAAGACCACTGATTTTGATCTGGCTATGCTTCAATTTGCCATCCTGGCCGATGACACCTACTGGATAGAACGGGCCACCAGCGCAGCCGAGCGCCGTATGCGCTACGTAATAAGGAACCTCATGAAACGCCTGAGCAATCTTGAGGGTAAAATTGTCACTTGGGATTACCTGGTCGCCATCCTGAAACAAATGAATCTTCCGACCAAAATGGAAGACTGCCCGGTCCAACTCCTGGCCAAGGCCATGATGGCACTAGACACTCATGTTCGTCGCCTGTCAAAACGGGAACACCGGGCAACGGCATGACTGAACTTCGCACAGATATTGAGCGCTATTTGCTGAACGCTGGAACATGGGTTTCCGCCGAACATCTGTGCGAATATTTCGGCATCGAACAGCGCCGACTTCGCGGCATTAACGGGAGCCCCGGCCTGGTCAGTGAATTCGCCATATCAAACACCACCCTCGGCTACCGGCACATTGCTACCGCAACCAAGGCCGAATGGCTTCATTTTAAACACGCAATGCGCCGGCACGGAATCAACGAACTCCGCCGCGTCGCCGGCCTCGATAAATCCCGGCACCAGGTCATCCGCCAGACCAGGGATTTCATCTACGAAAAAGACACCGGCCAGGGAATACTGATTCCCGCTTGACTGTCCGCCGGACAACACCTAGTTTGAAAACCAAGAAAGAGACGTGGCCCAACTACCAGGGTGACGTCTCTTTTTTATTGCCTGCATCATGGTGATGCAGGCAGAGGGGGCATTCATCCCCCTCCGCCGCCAAGTACTACTAATACCTGGCACCGAGTTACCGGCTGCACCATGTTTGCCGGAGTTTTTACAAGAGCGGAGGACGGATGAAAAGCCCCCTTAATTATTTTGGCGGAAAAAGTACACTTGCACCGAAAATAGTTGACCTGGTTCCAGAGCATACCTGCTACTGCGAACCATTCAGCGGAGCCGCCTGGGTTTTCTTCACAAAAGAGCCTTCCAAGGTCGAAGTAATCAACGATGCCGACGGCGAATTGGTAAACTTCTGGCGCGTCATTCAGAACCACCTGCAGCCGTTCCTGGACTACTATAAATTTGCCATAATAAGCCGATCCATGTTCGAGCTTGAAAAGAAGCGAGACCCCAAAACGCTGACCGATCTACAACGGGCAGCCAGGTACTATTATCTTCAAAAAAACACCTTTGCCGGCAAGACCAAAGGCCGGACCTTTTCGACCGGCGCAGAGAAGCCATCCGGGATGAACCTGGCCACCATAGAGGAGAGCCTTTTGAACACCCACTGGAGGCTTCAGCGGGTAACCATAGAAAACCTCCATGCCATCGACTGTATAACCCGCTACGATCGCCCAGGAACCTTCTTTTACATAGACCCGCCGTACTACTTTAACCAGGCGGATTATGCCGTCACGTTTGACACGGCAGATTTTAATCGGCTTCGTGACGTCCTGAAGGTCTTAAAAGGTCGGTTTATCCTGTCCATAAATGACAGCAAAGAGACCCGTGACTTATTCGCCGGATTCAAGATCAGGACTGTTCAACTGCGGTACCGGTCTGGAAACACCAGGAAGACTCCGGATCTGACCAAGCTCAGGTCGGAATTGCTCATTTCTAACGAATAGGAAGCCATCATGCAGCCACCTTGCAGCCCAGCTTCAAATTGCCTGACAACCGCCGAAGTTACCTCAAACCAATTGGCCAAATCGCCACTATTCGACCAAATCACCCTCAAACCGGCCATAGTCGTCATAATCGCACAATCGCTCGTGATTATGGGCTATTTCGACATGTTTATGGTTATTTCGAGATCCCTCACACTGCCTGTCCAAGTTCAAAATGGAAAATTGAATGGCGGAGGGAGAGGGATTTGAACCCCCGGTACGTATTAGCGTACACACGATTTCGAGTCGTGCGCTTTAAACCACTCAGCCATCCCTCCGCGGTTTAGCTTGTAGAAGGGGGGATTATATACCCCAGACCTGAAGGGCTGGCAATAGCCGTTATGATTCATCCCGGTTGCGCTGTTTCCCGGATTGCCGAATCATGGATAGTTGATAACATCGGACGACATGCTAAAGCATTTCAGGTTTATAGGTTGCGCCGGGATTCTGATGTGGACGTTCACCGGTTTTGTATGCGCATTTGCCCAGAATGGAAATGGCGACGGTTCCGTCACGCTGATCAACGGGGTAGTTGTGAATGGTAACGTCCAGGGCATTTCCGATGCCGGATTGGAAATCAAGGTCGGCAAAACTTCGCGGACATATCCGTGGTATGCCCTGTCACCGGGAACGCGGTTTAAGTATGACCAGTCATACCGCATGAATCTGGATGGATATCTGGCTGGATCTGACGTCTCGCAACTAACGAATGCACCGGATCCCGATTACGATCCGCTCAATCCCGGGGCACCGGAGGCTTCAGAAAGCGAAGTGGCGGTCAGCGCCACCACGTCACTGCAATACGGATTGTTCGGCGCCCCTTCTCCGGTCATCCCGGTTCAAGTACCGGCGCTCAGTATAGTACCGGCGGACACGCTGTCATTTTACGCATTGCAATATGGATCCGCCTCCGACGAAGTTGCTCTGTTTGGTTTCCCGCCAACGACCACCGAGGACCTGGTCATTCTGAATATGAAAGACGCGCGGGTCCTGTCCGAAAAAGTTACAAAACGAAAAGTTGCGGATGTCAACTTCAAGGCTTATCCCCGGATGTCGTTTGAATCCACAATCGATTCGATTACCGCTGAACAAAAAGTTCAGTGGTTGATCGATGATCGCGATGGCCTTCGCCGTTATCTTCATGCCGAAGTTACGCTGACTCGTGGAACTCAGAAATCATCCTTTGTGCTGCAGGGTGATGCCGCCGGTTTGAAGCCGGGAAAAGAAGGCGTGCCGCCCAAACCTTTGCTCGTGGAACCCACCATGTCGTTTACGATTCAGATCGAGGATGAAAAAGCCTATTTAATCGGACGGGTTCGAATGGCCCGTTTAAATCTGCTGCCAAGATCGGGCATGGATTTAAAAGTCGAGGTGGATATAACCGATGGCAGCGGGCGGTCTTTCCTGAAGCGCAGCCTCGCCTTTAATACCGACGGACTTCCCGATGCCTATCCGTTGCGCATGGAGCTGGATCAACTTCTTGCCGGACAATCGTACAAGCTCACCGCGACCATGTCACTCGGCGCTCTTCTGGATAAAGTCTCCCACGAAATGTTTTTCATCATGCCCGATGCGATGAAACTGTGA